GCACGAATGCCAGAACGGGGAGATCGGTGGCGCCCCGGCGAAGGATCACCGTCTGGCCGTGCTGCTCGACGTTCCGGTCGAGCATGGAGATTGCGGCAGCTGGCGTCACAGGATCACCCGATAGGGCCCGACGAGGTTGTTCACGGCGGCGGCGATGGCGTTGCCCGCCGATTCCGAAACGATGAACTGCTGCTCGCCGACGCCTTCGACCTTCTCGCGGGCGAGGAACAGGCTCTGCGCCGCCAGCGAGAGCGCATGGCGCGCCTGCAGCGCGATGGCGGTCAGGATGGGCTCGGGAACGTCATCGACATCGCCATAGCCGGCCTTGATGCGGATCGTCAGGTTGCCGACACCGCAATGGATGGCCGGCCAAGCCTTGCCGAAGGCGGGCGCCAGCCGCGCCGGCGTGCCGAGGATGATCCGATAGGTGTCCGGATCCAGCGTCTGCTGCGCGCCGTCCGTGTCGACGTATTTCACGGACACGATCTCTTGCAGCGGTGGCAGCGGAAGGAGGATAGGACGCCAGCCGAAGCCGTCAAGGATTACTTCCCAGTCCCTCGTCAGCAGGGTGCGTCCGATGGTGCTGCTCGGGCCGTCGATCGAAGCGTAGGCGGCGCCGACCGCGCCCTTTAGCATTTCGAGGCGTGGATCGTCCGCAGCTATCCCAAGGCGGTCCCGAACCTTGGCCACGAGCGTGGTCAGGTCAGGTCCGTCAGTATCCGCAGGGACGATCTGCATGGTCAGGACGCCTTGGCCTTGGAGGCAGGCTTGCGGCCAGTTTTCGGCGCGCCGGATCCTGCCACGGGTTCGGCTGCGTGGTTTTCCGCACCTTCAACGAACGCCGGCGCTTCCGATTGGTTCAGAGGAGCAGCGCCCTCGGCCTTGTTGGCCGGAGCACGTTCTGCCTTCGCCGGCGCCAGCACGCCGTTCGTGACGAGATGCGCGACATCGTTCTCGGCGGCGTCGCGCTCATCTCCGGGCATATACATCTTGTCGCCGAGGTGCTGGCGAAGGACGTTGTAGAGGGGCATGTGTCGGTCTCCTTGCTATGCCGCGATGACCGCGGCGGTAGCCGGGCTGGTGGCGGCCGGTCGGCCCGCCCAGTTCTCAGCCGTCACGGTGACGGTGATGGTCTTGCCGATGTCACCGACGACGGGGACGTAGGTCGATGCCGTGGCGCCGGGGATGGCGATGCCGCCCGCCTTCCACTGGCGAGCGAGCTTCGGGGCTTCACGGCCGGTCCAGGTTCCGTTCGTCGCGGTCAGTGTCTGACCGACGCGAGCGGTGCCTGTGATGGCGGGTGCGACCGTGTTCGCCGGCGCCGCCGGCAGGCCGCCATTGGCCCCGATGAATCCTGCAAGGCTTCGCTTCTGCTGCTGCTTCGTCCTGGCCATGGTGGCTCCTCTCGTCTGCTGATAGAGGGAGCGGGCGGACCCGCTCCCCTTGACCAGCAGACGGTCAGGCGACGTTGCCGAAATCGCCGTAGATGAAGGCTTCCGGGCGGTACACAGCCAGCGCCAGCCGCTCTTCGGCGAGGATCGTCACGAGGTTCTTCGTGAAATCGTCGTTGACGTAACCCGTCTCGACACGCGCATCCCAGCGGTCGAAGACCTGAGCGCCGAGCTTGAAGGCGCCGACCAGGAACTTGTCGACGGTGATCGCCTGCGTATCGACGACCGGCAGGTTCCAGAGGCTCTTGCCGATGGTGCCCTGAGGCACGCCGATGATGTAGTTGCCGCCGGCGTCCTTCAGCAGTTCGATGCGGGCCCAGTCGCTGGGATGCATCACGATGCCCGTTGCCGGGTATTCCGCCAGCGTTGCCTGCAGCATGGCCAGGCGGATCATGTCGATGCCGGTTTCGGTGCCGGCCGGGTCGAACGGTGCCGAATAGGCGGTTGCCTGCGGGATGATGCCGTTCAGGTTCTGGCCAGTGCCATCACCATTCAGCAGCTGGGCCTCCTCGACATAGGCCAGGCCATAGAGCAGGCGCTGGTCGATGATCGAGCGAAGCTGCGAGACGTCCGAAAGCACCTGCTTCGACGCCTTCATCCAGTGGGCAATAACCTTCGCCGAGGTCGTCACCAGATCCAGCTTCAGATCCGACGACGGCTTGGCCGCGCCTTCGGCAACGGGCGCAGCATTGTTGCTGAAACCCGTTTCCTTGACGTATTCCAACGCCTGTCCGTCCATCCGGCCCTGCGAAAGCAGGTCACGAACGGTGAGACGGCGCTGCGGCAGCGGCAGGATGCCGGGCAGACGCGTGGTCTGGATCGCGTCGCCGACGGAGCCAGCAGCGTCCGTGGTCAGCGAGGTGAGCGTGGCCTTGAGCTGAATGTCGGCACCGCCGGCATTCTTCGAGAAGCCGCCGCTCTCGAACGACTTGAAGCCGTCGGACTCGACGAACATCTCGCCGATCGACTTAGGCCGGGCTTCCTGGTCGCTACCCTTGGCGCGGGCGAGCTTCTGCTCCATCGCGGCGACCTGTTCCGCCAGGCCGTTCATCTTCACCAGGGCCTCGTCGGCGAGCTCCTTGGTGGCGGTAGCAACCCGGCCGTTCTCCTTGGCCTCATTGATCGCCTTCTCGGCGAGGGCCTTCGTCTCGTCGATCGCCTTGTCGAACTTCGCCTTGATCTCGGCCGCCATCTGCTCGGCGCTGCTGCCCTGATCATCCGCCGGCGCAAAGCAGATGCGCGGACCGAAGGGGAACGACGCGAGGAACGCAATGCCGCCGACCGCGACGGCGCGGGTTTTCATGGTCATGATGTTTGCCTTCTAGGGGGAAATGGGGTCACTCGGCGGCGAGCAATGCGCGCAAGAATTCCGCCGTATCGATCGCCTTTGCCTCGGGCTCCCCCCGAAGATGCGGCGCGGCCTTGCCGGCGATTGCGGCGGCAAGGGACTTGGAGAAGCCGCCTGCATCCCGCAGGAACTCCTCGAACTCGCGGATGGTCGGCAGCTTACCGGCCTCCATCATGGCTTTGACGCTCGTGACCCTCGCCTCAATGTTCATAGGCATGGTGACAAGCGAGATCTCGCGGAGGTCGAGGACCTTCAGTCGATTGACGCCGCGGCGCTTTTCGTCGGGCTCGGCGCCGCCGGCCGGAATCCGATAGCCGATCGACATGCCGCCAAGCGCCTTGGCCTTCAGCAGTCCGTGCGCTCGCCTTGCAAGCGGATCGGCATCGATCAGCAGCTGCCCCTTTACATAGAGGCCCTTGGCATCCTCGGAGAGATCCTTCCAGACGCCGATCGGCTCACGCTGATCGTGCTGCCAGAGCATCGGGATCGAACGGCCGTCCTTCTTGGCCTTGACGATACCTTCAATGAAGGCGCCGGGCTCGACGACGTCGCCGCCCTGATCAACGTTGCCGAAGGTCGAGGCATAGCCCTCGAACTCGCCGGACTCGCCGACTTCCTTCGTCTCCAACGAGAAATCGAAGATCTTCATGGGGCATCCTCCAGCGGCGGGCCGCCATTGTGGCCGAGCCCCCGGGCTTCCGTGATCGGGACGTTCTGCATCTGCATACGCGGGACGTCGCCACCCTCGACGGGCGGCCAGTTCTCGAGCGCGCGAGCCTGGTTGATGGTCATGACACCAACGTTGAGCAGCGCGGTATAGAACGCAGACCGGGCAGCGCTGTCGCCGCGCAACAGACCCTCGCTATTGAACTCGACGGTCACGCCGGCTGCCCGGTCCTGGGCGGACAATATTTGCTTGGCGATCGCCTGCTCGATGCGCTTGATGCGCCGCATCAGCGTGAATTTCTGGAAGGTCAGAACCTGTTGCTCAAGGCTGGTCGGATAACCGCTGGACTTCTCATTGTGGCCGATCATGAACGGCGGCACGCCGAAGAAGCGGCAGATTTCCTCGACCGAGAAGCCCCTCGATTCCAACATCTGCGCATCATCGGGATTGAAACTGAGGGTCTTTGCCTCCATCCCACCTTCGAGAACGATCGGACGCCCGGCGTTCATCGAACCGATGAACTTCTCCTCGAGCAGCCCGTTCGTCTGCAATCGCTGTTCCGGCGACAGCCACTCCTTGTAGGTCAGCGACACCGAGGGCCGCATGCCGTTGGCAAACACGGCGCCAGCAGATTTATCGATCGCGGTTGCCAGGCCAAAAGTGTTGCGGCCATGGCTAAGGGTAGAGAGGCCACCAAGGGGAGAACCGCCAAAGCCGCGTATGTGCAGCATTTCGTTCTGGCGATGGACATGAGCCTGACCTTCGTCAGTCCAGCGATACTCCAGGTCGCCATTTCCAAGGCGTCGAACACTCATCAGTTCGGGATGGACCGGCGTCATCCCGACGATGCCGCCCTGACTACCAAAGTCGAGCTGCGCGTAGGCGTTGCCCCACAGCTCAATACTGATCGTCATGAACTCCCAGAAATCCAGCGCGGTCTGATCCGCGTTGGGACTGTCGTGCAGTACGCGATAGAGGGGGTGGTCCTTCGCGACGATACGCGAACCTAACCTGTCGGTCCGGTAGACCATAAGTGGCAGCGTGCCGATTGTGCCCGCTAGAAGATTGACGCAGCCCCACGCCGCCGAAAGCGCCAGCACCGACGAGGCCGTCACTCGCTCGCCGGCGTGACTTACGGGTTCGATGCGCCATCCCAGCGGGTCCGTGAGCGAAACGGAGCGCCGAAACAAACCGGTCATCTTGCGAAGCAGATTCACGCGGTCTCTCCGACCAAGCTGGCGAGGAAGCCCTGAAGCGTTCCTCCCGATTTCGCTGCGGGATTGCGGCTCATGAGAGCGACGGCATTGAAGGCCGCCATCAACGGGTCGATCTTGCCGGAGCCGGCGACCTGCTTCGTAATCGTCACGGCATTTCCCTTCGGCTCGACACGAGCATTGCCGACAGCCCAGCTCATCAGCGGCTGCACGGCATGGACAAGGCTGCCGTCGGCGAGTTTGCGCTCCGTGGTCTTGATCGCACCGGACAGTTTCCAGCCCTGCGAAATGCCGTGGATCCGATCGTCGCCCTTGATGTTTCGATCTGCCAGAGCATCCACCACCGCGCCGATGCCCATCATGTCGAGACCGACCGAGGCCAGTTTGCCGGTTTCATCGAGCATTTCAGCCAGATCGGCGAACTGATCGATATCATCGCCCAGATGGTCGACGATGATCAGGTCGCCGTCTTCCGCGAACCCTCGGAGGCGTGCCGCTTCGCTCTTTCGCCGCTCCAGCGCCTTCTCGTGGACCCAGCAACGGATCCAAAGCAGCCAGCGCAGGGTTCCGACCTCGCGACCGAGGACAGCCGCTCCGAACAGATCGTCGAGACCGCCGCCATCGCCGCCCAAAATGAGCACCTCGGAACGCTCGATCAGTTCGTCGAGCGAGAGGTCCGCCTCATCGGCCAACTCCCAGACATCCGTTCCAGCCCAACGGTCGGTATGCAGACCGATGCCGATCTCGATGTTCAGGTGCTGGGATGCCCATACCCGGATGGCATGCTCGCCTTTGGTCCGCTCCGATTCCCAATCCTTCGTCAGGCTCGCCAGCCACATGGAGCGCCCGAGGTTCGGCATCACCATCGCCCAGTTGGCGGGGTCCTGCCAGAGCGACGGATCCTTGGCGATGTCAGGCGGAAACTCGTAGAGCACCGGCAGCATCCGGCCCTGCACCTCACCGTTCCGGATCTTGCGAGCCAGCATCAACTCGTCTCGGAAGGCCCCGGCCGGCGGCTCGTCGCTCTGCGTCGTGATGATCAGAAGGAACCCCTCCGGGTTCTTCTCCAGCCCGCCGCGGATCTGGCGCAACACCTTCGACGCATGGGGGTTCTTGCCAAGCAGGTGCAGCTCGTCGAGCAGGACGAAGACAGGCTTTGGGCCGGTCAGGATCGTCAGGTCGAAGGTCTTCACCTTGAGTTTGGCGTTGAGCAGGAGATCCACGATCTCCTTGGTATGTTCCTTGGGTTCGAACCGTTTCCGAAGCTCTGGATCGGCCTCGATCATTCCCACTGCCTGTCCGAAGGCGAGGTCGGCAATGGCCTGCGTCGGGCCGATGAAGAGCATCTCGGCGCGAGGCCGCATGTTCATCAGCATGGCCACAATCATGAGGCCTGCGCTGTAGGAGGTCTTCGACTGCCCTTTGGGAACAAGCGCCAGGGCTTCGCGGATCTGACGCTCGTTCGTGGCTGGATCGAGTGACCCGAACACGGCGCGAACGATATCCCGGTACCAGTCGCCCGCCGCATCTCGCAGAAAGGGCATACCTGGCACGTCGGGTAGCCGAAGCGCGTCGAAGAACCGGACGGCTGTATCCGCCTCGCTCTCGAACAGCGGCAGTTCCGGGATCAACGGGCGGCGCGCCCGAATACGATCCTGCCAGTCGCGGCAGCTGAGATCCCACACGTCAGTTCGGCTTCGCTTGATTGAGGCCGGCCATACGACTGGC